GAAAGAAATTGTATGGGTTGATGGTGTGGGTTCTCTGGAGCTGTGGGTGGTTAAATGACAAGCATACGATTGTATGGGTCTACTTTTACCTATGAACGGGTGGAGAAAAGTGGAAGCTATTATTCGGAAACGGTGTGGTATGATACAGGTAATCTGAAATATGAGGATGGCAAATATGCTAAAACATCCCAGATAGCTTCTAAAGCTGGAACACAGTCCAGACCGGGCCGTTTAATCGCAAAGGGGTTTACTGGTATTGCAACTGTATCTGGGGAAGGTACGTACTCCTCATTCCCTGACAACATAAAGATCAATAGTGTACAAGTTGAATGGGAAGAATATATTCGAAATTCAAACGGTGGAACCACCGCAGTCCCAAATATTCCCGCCCGTTACGTTTGTTTGTATTATGGGTCTTCTTGTTACTCCTCTACAAAACATATCATTACAGCTGTCCCCACATCACCTACAAAGCAAACATTGACATGGACATCCTCAGAACTGCCAGCTGGTTTCTCCAAATCCATCCTAACATCCTCATCTTTTGGTGTTTACCTAAACCCGGCAAGAAACACAAATTACAACACTGGATACATGTATGTTGATCATATACAATTGATCGTAGATTACACAACCCCTACATATTCTGTGAGTATTCAACGTTCTGGGGACACAAAGATAAGGGATACGATCACATACACTTTTACGCTGACCAATACTAATAACACGCCCCATACTACCCCAGTTCCTTGTAATATCACTTTTCCTTCTGATTTTGTGATTGCAACTGTATCTGGGGAAGGTACGTACTCCGATGGTGTGTGGAACGCTTCTATACAGTCTAATGGGGTTGCAACTCTCACAGTGACTGGTTATTACACGTCAAGCGGTTCTAAACAAGTTACGTTCACTGAAACGGTCACAAATCAATCCACAAGCAACACTTTCACAGTTACGAACCCCGCTTGTAATAGTACCCAAGTAGATTATGCTGTTTTACCAGTGAACGTGAATACGCCAGTCACATATGAAGCCACCGGCTTAGCTTCATCATCCACTACTGTGAGTATCCCACTTCCTAATTGGATAACCTTAGTCTCTTATTCTGGTGAAGGAACGTACTCCGACGGTGTATGGACTATCCCGGATCAAGGCGGGCGTTCTAACCCTACAAAAGCAACCATAACCCTTAATCTGAAAGCAACACAAGAAGGCATCTACATGCAACAAATCAAAGATGCTACCAACACGCTTCGAAGCCTCAGATGCCTTATCACACAATCGGATTTATCAAATCCACCATTGTATCATGTGAAAATCCCTTCCAACAAGCTGAAATATCTCCCATTTGGAGAAAAAGACCTATACTTGCTTTTCCCATTGCAAGTGATGAAGAAAAAAACGGACTGGCTGTATAGTGGACATAAGTACGAGTATAGTATAGTTGCTGATGGGGAAGTAATCCACAAATTCACCCCAAATACTTCATCACCCACCTTAGTCATTGCTAAATTGCCAAATGAGCCAGTAAATTACTTGGAAGTATATTTACACATGTCTAATGGTTTATCTGATGATTTCCAGTATTATATTGGGGATATCATCATATCAGAGTATCCTCAATATTCTGAAATGGGTGGAGATTGGCAGATAGTGGAATTAGATGATTATGAAGCCATGATTAACCCACAGGGTGGTGTAGGGCCCCTTGAATTGATTCCAGAGGAATTTGACATCCCCGCTAATTCAAAGATCACCGGATTCTCAGTATCATATGATCTTGTTACAAAAGTATTAACTAATGAAGGTGAACTACTTGAAGATGCTGATGTGGGTGTAAAAATAAGAATCCATGCTGATAAAGAAGTGTATGGTGAAAAGGCAAGCGTAGAGACCACAGGATCCTATGAAAAGGGCTGGAAATATGATAAATGGGGATTGGTGGAATCAGCAACGGGGAAACTGGCAAGAACAAGTGATACATCTGACACAGAAACATACTTTACAAGTGGTTGGTTGGATGAATTATATGTCTCCTTTACCTTCGAAAACCCTTATACAAGCCCCGTTTCTGTGAAACTTAGCAATGTTAAGCTGAAAGTGTACTATGCGTCCGATGAAGACCTTGGATACGGTGTGTACTTCAATGGTGTCCCCAGCACCAGTTTCAACGCTTTACTGCTTAACGATACTGAAATACCGTTTGGTGGGAAGCTGAAATTGGATTTAACTGATTTAAAAGGCTGGTCAGAAAATTATATCAAAACAGTGAAAATAGAACCCATATCATTCAAACTAAAGTTCTACATCGGCGGGGACAGTATAGAAGACGCCACAAAGCTTGTAAGGGAATTCATAAGCTTGGTGACCCCTGATTTGAATGAATACGGGCTACCAGAACCCCAATCACTTTCATTCGAATGGGACGATACAACATATTATTATGTCCTCTCAAATGAAATCGATGTAAAAAACCATGTAAGTGGATATGAAGTCACTATACCCGTGGATATCCCAGCCGGTCATGGATACGGGCCCGTTCTGAAAAAGCCAGCCTCTGGAACCCACAAAAGCATAATACCACCCAGACCAACTGTGTATGTGCATGTGTATGAGGATGTGGAAAGCCTCACCGTCTCAGAAGGGGTCACAGATACTGTTTTAACCGTAAATGACAGCATAAAAGCGGGTAAAACTATAATAATTGACTGTGAAAACCGCACGGTGAAAGACTTGGATGGGGAAGACTATACAAACAGATTGGCCTTGAATTCTCAGTTTTTCCAACTTCATAAACAGTATGACTTCACGGCTTCTGCTGGGGCTGTTGTGAGGATTGTAGCTTTCAGAGAAGCGAGGTGAGGTTATTGAGGTTCAAGGTAGGCCCTTTACTGATATTGAATGAAGATGAATCCCCACTTGTCTATTTAGACACTGAGGCAACCCAGATTACTGAGAAAGCTGATTTGAATTCATTTCGGGAGATAAGCGTCACCCACCCCTTGAAACACAAAGATGGGAGAGATTACAGCCAATTCATCAAACCGGGGAAGAAGGTGTTCTGGTTTAACACAACTGAAGGAGATTCATGCCTATATGTGATTGACGGGGCTGTGAAAGCTGATTATGATGCTAATAGTATCAGTTTCACAGCACACGAGGTTGCTGCTGAACTACAGGATCTTCCACCAGTGTGGGTTGACCCAGCAGTCTCTGATGAGTTTTTAGATGCCAGCATATCCTCTATTTGGACATTGCAGACAAATGGGGGTACTATCACTGAAGGGAAGGGTTATCTGTCCTTATATGCACCCAGTGGTGCAAAGTGTATTTGGGGTGGTTCAACGTACAAATCCCCTTGTATCGCAAAGATATCGCTTCTTGAAGGGAATAGCTTCACGGTAATGGCTAAAATGGAGCAAAGAGACACGATAAACCTCAATGCGGCTTTTGGACTTACTATAACAGATTCCACAAATTATGGATATGTAAGGATTGGTAGACACAAAGACAGTAGTGACGGCAAGATATACATCCGATCAGACTACCGTGTCCCCGGATCCGACGAGGTAGAACTACAAAGCGAGGAATACAAGGATTTGCCAAACAACAGCCCGCTTTGGTTCAAAATAGAAGTGGATAGTACTGGGAAAGTCACACCATCATGGACAGTTGACCTGAAAGAATGGACAAACCACACCACCTATACATTGTCATCTTGGACACCTACACAGGCGGGGGTGTATGTGAGGCATTGGAGTTCATATAATGCTATAAAAGCTTATGTGCATTCCTTTAGTTATATCCCTTGGAAGGGTAGGGTTGTTGACATAACAAGCAGTTATTTGAACGGTTTGACTGGGAATAGGTTCACAGTATCAAGTATACCTTCCGGGTTGAAAGCCCGGCTTGGGGGCCTTCTTGACCCGTATAGCATCATCAAAAAGGCTTGTGAGGATAATGACCTTCTATTGTTCTTTGAATATGATTATGATGTTGATACAGACACTATTTCCAGGTATATGAAGCTTGTGGAAGATTCTGGTGAAATAAAAGGTGTTATCGATTTTGGGGAGGATGTGGGGTCTCTTGATATTACAATTGATGAATCAAGCACGTATGCAGCCGTAGCACCAAAAATAGATGATTTGAATGACATTGACCAAATAATACCTATTTTGGATGAATTTAGGAACATGTCAGTATCGAAGGGTTCAAACATAGCTTCACATGTGTACGTTGATCAACAAAAAAACTACGTATACGGGCCTAACGTAGCAGCACCATTCGCAAAAGCCAGCAATAGTTATATGCTGACAGCAGATAACTCCAATGCCAATTATCAGAAAGTAAAAGTCCCTAATGTTCCTGATGAATATCGTGTTGCATATGTCAATATTACACGAGCGGATCACCACATTAATTTGTATTGGACTTTAGCTGAGAAGCTAAGCAGCCTAATCAGCACCAAACTCACCATAAACTTTGATTATTTTGAAAGGGATGCTGATATCAGTCAGTTTAGGTATAGCGTGGGTGATTGGATTGTTCTAAGGATCCCTGGGTATGATGAAGGGATTCAATTCAGAGTGCAATCAACTGAGAAAAACCCACATGAACCAGCTTCTTTGAAAATGGGGCTGGGAGATGAACCCATACGCTTCACAAAACTACACAAAAGGAGATGATATAAAATGAAGCTGAAAAAAAAGCCTTTAAGGGTTGAAAAAGCCAAATACAAGGGAAAAGAATCACAGATATTCCTCTTCGAAAACGGTGTTATAGAAGTTAGTGACATTCAAAAGTACACAGAAGAAGAAATAGAGGAAATGGTGAATGAAGGGCTGTCCATTCTCAAAAAGGCAAGAAAACAAGCGGAAGAAATGAAAGAAGTAGAAGTAGAAGATAATAAAGGGTGATAAACTTGGCATCATATACAGCTTCACAAGACGGCTTATGGAGTAGTACAAGCACATGGGGTGGTTCTGGGCCTCCGGGGAACGGTGACACCGTAACCATCCCAGCTGGGCGGACGGTGACCTTCGACGTCAACCAGTCCAGCTTCGCATCAGGACTGGCCGGTTTAATAGTGGATGGGGTCTTATCATGGAAGACTGACACCGTAACGTACCTCAAGATGGCCACTGATATCAATATTGGTGGTACGGGCACCCTACAGGTTGGCAGACCAGATAATCGGATCCAGAGGCCCGCGCAGGGGTCACATGTCAGGGCAACGATAAAACTGCAAGGATCCAACAGCATAATCACAACCCCGAACATCTATGCCTATGGATGGGATGAACGCCTGAACAGGACCACGCTCGCAGCCAACGCCTCAGCCGGGGCCACACAAGTCGTACTCTCCGAGGATATGAACCTGCAGGCCGGGGACCAGATTCTCATCGGGGCAGGGACTGTGAACGACTATATGACGGAGTCTGCGAAGGGAGTGTACACCGTGTCCAGCTATGACAAGTCTACGAGGACTGTGACCCTCACCGGGGCCCTGGGCCATGGACGGCTGGCAGGAGACTACGTAGGAGTATATAACAGGACAATATTCTTCGATACAGTAAGAAAGTCGTCCTTTGAATCGTATACTCCTGGTTATTATCGTTTTGAAGGCGCGACAATCAGGAACAGTATCGGGTGGACATCCACACTTAATATGCCGTTGGCTGACGGAGTCCTTGCGGATAAATGCACATTCATCCCTTCAGAAATGATCTTAGGAATAAAGTATGGGGGGCGATATGGTCCTTATACTGTCCAGAACAGCACATTTTATAACACGAGCGTGTATTGGTCGCAGAATACAACGTTCAAGGACTGTGTCTTCATTCAAAGAGAATTAAATGACTATGGGTTCATAACTTATCCTGCTGGGGCTCTATTTGATGGCTGTTGGTTCCAGAACGCCCGTGCAGTCGTATATAGAAACCCTGATTTGGGTTGGGGGTTCAGTCAGCACAGATCCTGCAAGGCCCGTAACCTTCAAAGTGGAGCATATGGCTCCTTCTCGCATCGTATAACATGTTATAATATGGACTTCGGTGGATACACGCCAGTTGATAGGCTGTATTATCATCATAGGCTCTATGATTGCCTTGCACCCACCATTAGCATCGATTATGGGGGGGCTACACTGGAGGGTGCCCTGGAGTCCTTCAACCACAACCAGGTCCCCGGGGACTACCGCTTATACCAATACGGTGGTGTTACGGTTAAGGATACCACCAATAAAGCCCCGGGGAAGGACTATTCCCTAAAAACAAGCCTCTCATCCAATAAACCAGTTGTCGTAGGGAAAAACATGGGGAC